TACCCTGATAAAGCATCTCAAATTAAGTCTTCTGAAAGATCTACCTATTACGACTATGAGAAAATGGAAGACACTAATACTCGTGGTCAGACCATGGTCACTTATTTTTATCACAAGAAAACTAAGTATTTACCTGAAGGCTTTGAAGCAAAGTTCTGCGGTGACGTTATCCTTAAAAAAGGACCTTTGTCTTATAAGCATGGGCAAATGCCTTGTATCAGGTTAGTAGATGTTGAAAACGAAGAAGAACAGCATGGCGAATCTTTCATTGAAAAGGTCAGAGCTATGTCTTCTCAATACAACAACATTCAAAATCAAATCATTAAACAACAGACTCTTTGCTCTCATCCTAAATGGGCTTATGAAGCGGGATCTATAGATGAACAAAATCTTAATAATGATGTAGGTCTAATTAAGTTTAAGCCAGGATCTAAGGCCCCTACCTTGATTCAAGCTAATCCTGTTAGTCCGCAGTTATTTGAATTTAAGAATGATCTTAAGCAAGAGTTTTACTCAATGAGTAAGTCTAATAGCTTAACTCGTGGTGAACCACCTCCAGGAGTCACTGCGTTTGTGGCCTTGCAGTTTGTGAGTGAGTCTGAAAATAGAAGACTTTCCCAGGACGTATCAAGGGTAAATAATGCAATTAAGTTTATTTACAACATGATCCTAGATACTTGTGCGCAGTTTTATAAGCCTACAGACAAAAGAACCATGATGATTATGGGAAGAGATAATAGATGGGTTACTGAAGATTATAATCCTGAATCATTAGCAGGACCTTTTTCTGTTCAATTACAAAACTCTTCCTCACTGCCAGAGAGCAAAGCTCTAAGAACACAGTACATTCTAGACCTTGGTAAGCAATTCCCGGATCTTTTCCCAAGAGAGCAGCTATTAGAAATGATGGGCTTAGCTCAAAGTGATAAGTTCCTAGACGAAGGTGCGGCAACGGCAAGATGTGCTGAAGCTGAGAATGAAATGATTCTAGATGGAAAACAGGGACCTCCTCCTGAGGAGCATGAGTATCACATTATTCACTGGAAGATTCATATGCAGGCAATTCAAGACCTTGGTTTTAAAACTAAGTCTTCCCCTGAAATACAAAAGAACATGCGTGAACATATATTAGCCACTGAAATGCTTATGTATGAACAAGCTATGAAGTCTTCAGGGTTTGCAGCTTTAGTTCAACAGCAATGCCCACAATTTCCGGTGTATTTACAGCCTGAGCCTATCGCTGAAGTTAACCCGATCATTCAAGCTCAAATGCAAATGGCAGAACAACAGCAAGCTGCGCAAGCTCAAGGATTTAAGCCTATGCCTAGCTCTAAGAAAAGAAACGGGCAAAGCGAAGCTATCCTTCCCGGTGATCCGGCTTATCAACAAACAAAGCCACCTGAACAAACGGGTGCGGCTGAAGGTATTGATCCAAATTTAATGGTTTAAAAAAGGGTATCCCTGAAATTAATCAGGGGCCTATAATATAGGAGTTTAACATGTCAGATATAACGTCTGTAGGTCCTGCGTCGGCAGCGGCTGCACCTAGTACAACAACTACACCAATTGAAGTAAATTCAGGAGATTCTGCCCCTGTAACTTTTGACGAATTAAACGAGATCGAAGACACAGCAAAGCGTGCCAAGAAGGCCGAAAAGTCTCAGATCAAGGAAGCTGCCAAGGAAGCAGTTAAAGAAGTGGTGAAGGATAAAAAATCATCAGCAAAGGAAGGCGATGAAAAACCAAAGGAAACCAAAGATAAAAAAGCAGGAGAAGAAAAGAACGAAGGACTGGAAGCAGACCAAAAGCCCAAAGAAAAAAAGCTTCTTAAGGCAAAGAGTGGTGACAAAGAACTAGACCTTGATCCTGATACACTAATCCCTGTTCGTATCAACGGACAAGACACCATGATTTCTGTTAAAGATTTGCAGTCTAATTTTTCAGGTAAAACAGAATGGGATAAAAGATTTCAACAGCTTGATAAAGAAAAAAGAGATTTCAAAGGCAAGTACGATCAAGCCTCTAATAAAATTAAAGCAATATTTCAAGAAAAAGATCCTGAACTAAGAATTTTTCGCATGGCTGAGTATGCCGGTGTGGATCCACTAGACTTTCGTGAAAAAATGTTAACTGAACAAATAAATTTAGTTGAAAAATGGTACACAATGTCGGACGCTGAAAAGGAAGCAGATAGAAAGAATTTTGAAAACAGGATTCTTAAAACGAAGCTTGAGTCTAGGGAGAAGGAAGACCGAGAAAAGCACTCACTTAGTGAACTTGATCGGAAAATCCAGGCAACTAGGAAAACTCACGGAGTATCTGAAGAAGACTTCTTAAGTCGATATGACGAGATCGAATCCCTTATAAATGAGGGGAAATTCAAAGGTGACGTAACACCTGAATTCATCGTCGAATCAATAGTAAAAGATAAATTGTGGGACGCTGCCGAGCAAAAGCTGCACGGTATGAATGTTAAACTTCCAGTCGAGAAACGCGGGCAAATAATGTCCAAGTTTGTAGACGATGCTTATGCAATTGGAATCACTGACGTTAAAGAAATCGGTGAAATGGCTGAGCAAATTTGGAAGACACAATCTAAAGAAGAAATCATTCAGGCAAAAGTGGACGATAGAGCTGAGTTTTTAAGTGGAAAAAAAGAGACCAAAAAGGTTTCTGGCGGTCCTAGAGAAGTTCTCTTCTTCGATGAAATTTAACCCTTTATGGCTATAAGCCAAGGAGATTATTATGAGTCAATTTTCACTCACAAATAGCTCTGCCTTATTTAAGACAAAATTTGGCAAGCTATCAGAAAACGCATACAATAGTGCTAACGTAATGTTAGGAACTATTAAGAAGGAATACCAATTCGTTGGTGAAGACATGAAGGTAGCAGTACCTACATTTTTCTCTGGCGGTGTTGGTTCAGGATCATTGCCAACAGCTAACCCTGCTAGTGCTTCAAAAGCTACTATTGCAGCTAAGTCTGTTTACTCTGTGACTGAAGTACAACGTGAAGCTATCAAGGCTTCTGCAAGTGACGAAGGTGCTTTCGTTGAAGCTCTTAAATGGAACGTACAAAAGTCCGTTGAAGCTTTTAACCGAAATGCTTCTCGTATCCTTTTCTCTGATGGAACTGGTGCACTTGGTACAACTACTGCGGCAGTTGCTACTGGTACCGCTGCTGTTCCTATAATCGTGATTTCTGCTGCTACTTGGGTAGAAGGTCACTGGGAAGAAAATGACTATGTAAACGTAGACTCATTAACTTCTGTTTGGGCTGTTACAACTGTTGTCCCTTCGACTAAGACAATCACTTTAACCAGAATTTCTGGTTCTGATGATTTAACAGCGATTGCGACTGCAAAGATTGTTTACATGCAGAATTCAAAAAACAACGATCCTAATGGATTAAAAGGTGTTTGTGATGCTACTTCAGGAACTCTTTACGGAGTGAATGTTGGTCGTAGATGGCAAGCTACTCAAATCGCAGCGGGTGGTGCAGGTATTTCTGAAGACGTATTGAATGAGCTAATTATCTCTGTTCAATATAAGTGCGGAAAGACTCCAAAGAAAATCATCACTTCATACACTCAATACCGCAAGATTCTTAACTTCTTAGAAGACCACAAGGTTTACAATGTAGACCCTAGAGCTTCTGAGCTTAAAGGTAAGATTTCTTTTTCTGGTATCGAGTATATGTCTGATGCTGGACCTATCGGTATCTTTGCTGATCGTATGTGCGAAGACGACAGAGTATACGCTGTAAATACTGATTTTATCACTGCTCATCACAGACCAGACTTTGGTTGGTTTGATGACGATGGAACAGTTTTCTTGCGACTATCTACTTCTGACGCTTATGGCGCAAGATACGGTGGTTACTATGAGAATTATATCATCCCGACTTTCCAAGGTGTTGCTAGCGGTTTAGCGACTTAATTAAATCTTGAGGGGGGGGCGTGGCTTTGTGGTCATGCTCTTCTTTCTTTAAATAGAGGAGACATTTATGTCAGGAGCAGGTGGAGGTTTTGGCGCGAAAGTCGTGTCAGACGTTCAAAGAAAAATGCTTAGAATCGGACTTAGAAAGTCTGGTCTTGGCTCTCCTACTATTGCAGGTTCTGGTGCATCTTTTTGCACTATTACTGACAATGGTGTTGGAGATTATACAATCAATTTTACTAAAGCCCCTTTTACCCAGATCCCTGAAGTTATGGCAACCCCATCAACTCCGGGTACTGCGGTATCAATAGTTTCTGCTACGAAGCTAGCTGTTAATATTGCTGTTACCGATTTAGCAGGTGTTGCTGCTGAAGGTGACTTCCATTTCACAGC